AACAAGGGCTTGTGTACCATTGGGTAATGTCAACCAATCAGTATCAGGGTCGTTATAACCAGCATTAACCTCATGTTCACGGTTGAACATTAACTCAAAGCCAAAAGACGCAGTACCAGGCACTGGTTGCATCAACTGTGCTGGGTCTTGTAATAGTGGCATCATAGTTCCAACGGATTGTTGGACTGAGCGAACTAATACTTGTGGGTTAAATTGGAAAAACAATCTACGGTTTTTCATTTTAGCGTTTACTTCAGGGTCACTTAAAAGACTACGCATGTACCCACGCTGGATGGTGTCAGTTTTACCTGTGACAATGTTTGGTGCCGTTTTTCCAGGAAATAAAAACGGTGGGTTGTCAAATGCGTTTCGTTCAATAGGGTATGGTTCTGCTGTAGTTAGCCCAAACCACTGATTATCACTGTAGCCAGAGATACCAAAACCAGGGTATGCCTCTCCAATACGGCGGAGGGCTTCATCACTGTATGGTGTGTTTGAATTAGTGGGTTCAACACCCATTATGACCTCCTCATAAGTCTTAACTTCACTTCATTTTCAAGAAGGTCGCCTACTTCTTTAGCAATTCTACGCATATCTCCAGACATGTTTTGACCACCAGTTAGGTAGATAGTAGGAGACACAACAATGGATGCACCTGCTACACCTGATGCTCCAGTCATGTTGTCAACAGGGTCTCCACCCATAGCAAGTTGTGCTGAACCAAAGGATGACTTTGGAACTGCCAAAATAGCCGCATTACTTGCAGACATTTCTTTTGCGTACTGAGCCGCCATTGCACCAGCATTTGGTGATGCAACAGTCTGTACAGGGGCAGAGTTACGACTAGCAGGTGATGAACGATTATTCAATCGTGTGCTAGATGACTTAACACTTGCTCCTGCACCACTCTTTTTACCTTTGTTTCCGCTAGGACCACCTTGCACTCCAGCAGGCTGAACATGGAATGGCTCGTCCGTCTTTGCACCTTTAGTGGTGCCACCATGGGACAATCCATACCGTGCGGCATTTGCACGAATCCATTCGTTATGGCTTTGACTAAGGTCAGCCGCAAGACCAACTTCATGCATAGACTGTCCTGGAGGAGCCATCGGAGGACCTTCTTGAGCGTGTTGGTCATATACCCACACCTCACCATTCCAGATACGGTCAGCGTCCTGTGTCTTTTCTTTAAGGTCTGGTCGCCGTGTATAGCGTGCTTTAAAAGAACGCTCTTGCTGTGCAGTGCTACGGCGTGCATCACCAATCTGAATTGCTGGCATATCAGAGAGCATCTTGCGTAGAGGACCAGCAAGTCGTGGGTCTAGTGTTGCTAACTTTTGCTCATTGTTGGCACTTAGTTTTGCCCCATCATCAGTAGACGCATCTCCACCAGTTGCATAGCGTGGCGTTGCCTGCAATCCATCAATAGGGTCTCCACCAGCGGCGGCTGAAGCGGCTGTAACGGCTAGGTCACCAGCCGCACCTAGAACATTCATTCCAGCCATGGACATGTTCATACCATGTTGTGCACCATACATGATAGAGTTGGTTACGGGATGCCCTTTGGTACTAATTTTAAGACCAACAATTCCTGACAACTTGTCTTCAAAAGCGGCAAGAACTTTAGTTGCTGTCCTTAGGTTTCTTTCAAAGTCTGCAAAGTTGTCAACTTGGCGACCATAGAACCGCTCTTCACGCTTAATACGCTCACCAGTGGTCTTTTCATGCTGTACAGCGTAAGAACCTTCAATGCCCATGGTTCTACGGTTCTCTTCCATGGAAGGGTCATACATCCCCTTTCCACCAGTCTTCTTTTGATATTCGGAGTTCTGCATGGCATATTGAATAACCATGTCTTGCATGTCCTGTGGAACACCCATAGCAGTCAATCGCTGACGAGTGTTAGAACCTTGTTGAAGGGCACCTTTTAAAGCCTCTGGGTTTGTCAGACCAGTACGGCGCACAATGTCTTGAATGGTCTGCATGCCAGTGCGTTCTTTACCACCAACTCCATACATACCCGTGCCACCCATCATAAACATACGGTTGGCAACATCAGGTGATGCCATAGATGAAAGCATCTTGGTGACATCGCCAGCACCATATGAAAATCCAGACACAGTACGAAGTGCTTCAACGGTTGAAGCCTGCTTACCTGCTGTCAATCCTGTATTAGCCTGCATCTGGAGAAGTTCGTTAATTGCATTACCACCACCCAACAAATAGTGGCTTGTCAATGGCATACGCAACTGATTACGAACCTGTGCATTAGACATTCCATACATCTGCTGTAGTTGTACGGACATACGGTCTGCTTGTAGTGAATACTCAGCACCTTGACCAATACGCTGGTTAGCGTAGTTATTTAAATCTACAAGGGGCTGTACACTTTGACGAGCCATTCCTGCCACGGCACCAAAGAGGTTAGAGACCTGACCACCGCCTCCGCCTCCGCCTCCGCCACCAGCGCCCCCTCCCATAAGACCACCGCTTGCACCAGATGCAGGGGAGCCAGGAGTACCAGCAACGGGCATACTAATGCGTGAGCCACCGCCTCCGCCACCAGCGCCTCCTCCAAATCCAGATGCACTAAAGGCAACCTTCATGGTTGACGACATGCTTGACCACTTGGCTTTAAAACGGTCTACGGCACGACCAGCCGAATCAAGGGCGGACTCTACAGCACGGATGCCACTGACATCAACATTCATTCCTGAACGACCCTGAGCACCACTACTTGCTCTAGACCCTACAGGGTCTAATGGTGTGTCACCTTGATTTTCTGGAGTAACCATAAACTAACTATCCGCTCTGTCGCCATTTCGCCATACTGAACCAGAAGGCTCTTTGACGAACTGCCATTGATTTGAGGTCACTAAGACCGAAACCACTGTACGAAGTGGCAATCTTTTCGTATTCCCAATAGATAAGAGTCAAATCAACCGAATAGAAGTGAGACCCAATCCAACACCACTGTGAGTTCTTCATCACAATGGGAGCACTGAGTCTTCACCTCCTCCATGCGTGGACCAGGCTGTGCCTGGTTGATTGCTTTCACAATCTTCTTACGGTCAACAAGTGTGAGTTTTTTTGCCCACGCTTCACGACTGTCACGGTCCATGTCCGCAATCAAACAGCGGGCAATAATGTATGTGTTCTGCTCCGCAGTCGTTTTTCCCTTTTTAGAGGCGTAACGACTATCACCAGTTGTTGGATAATTGAAATGGAATGTCTGACTATCTTTTAACTGGATTGCAATTGGCTTACTGATATCAACCGCACTGGTATCAACCTTAAAGTCATCATCCAAATCAATGGTTACATCGTTGCTTCCACCACAGTTTCCACAATTCAGTTGCATCTCACGAGCACGACCATATGTTGCACGGATTACTCCTAGAAACAAAAGGTCTCTATCACCAATAATTAATTCATCAATGAGGTGCTGACTATTTGATACATGCATAGAACCAATGGAGACAACCGCCCGCTGAAGCAGGTAGTTGAGGTAGTCACCATATGAGAGGTCCTCTTTTGCATCAAGAGAAGCCAAATACTCCTCATCTTCTCCAGTGAGTTCTCTTACTGTTGCAACCTTTTCCCAATCACCCGTGGCGGTGTTTAAAACACCACGGATTAACTTGACTTCCGTTGATGGTGGAGAGTCAATTGTCGGTACTGGGTCTGCTATTGCTGAGTTGGCTGTTTGAGCCAAGTTGACCAGTGATTCGGACATTTTGTTTTCCTTAAATTGTTAATTAGTTAAATACGCCAGGCATATCGTACTTGTTTGCATCTGCTTGATTCCAAGCAATTACAAAGCCTTCATGGTGCACTGTTAGTTCTTGAACCAAGAGACCACTGTCTCCTGCGCTCAAACCACCAAGTGCAAACACGCCAGGCCAGCAACGGAACAATTTCATTGCCAACTTGACATTTCCAGGACCACGGTTACCTGTCTGTGTATTTAGTGCATCGCCACCTGAATAGGTGTAAGTGTTGCTAGTCGTGGGGTGGTCATACACTCGGACCACAATATCACAGCGGTAGTCACCGTCTTGGTCAATACCAGTGCTACCACCTTGGACACCGCCTTCCCAAGCGTGAATAAATTGTTGCCAGCGCCAAAGTTCATCACCGTTAGCAAATACACCACGGACGAAGGAGACGGCGCTGAAGTCCGACATACCAACCATCTTGTGTGTATGTGTATTCATCCCACCTTCACGGTATGCAAGAACATCGTTAGTAACACTCAAACCACTCATGGATGAGAATCCAAGTTTTCCAAGGTTTGAGGTATAGCGTTGTAGAGCACCACCTGAAGGTACGATTTGCACTTGAAACTTAAAGTTACGAAGTGGGTCGGTACGGGTTGCTGTTGCCATTGTTATTTACTCCTTATACCGCTTCTGCGGTGTTTGTTGAGCCGCCAGAGAACTGGCTGATGTTGATAATGATGAATTCCGCAGGTGATTGCAAAGCAACACCTACTTCTACATGAAGTTCGCCGTTTTCTACTGAGTATGCAGGGTTGTTAGTTGCATCGCAAATGATGTAGAAAGCCTCAGTTGCGTTACGACCCTTGAGACCTCCTGCCGTCCAGAAATCTGAAAGAAAACGAGAGATGCGGGTGTTGATATCAGTCCACACACGCTCACCGTTTGGTTCAAACACTGAATAGTTTGCAATGGTCTCAACATTTTCCTTGATGTAGTTCAAGGAACGGCGTACAGGAACATACTTAGTGATGTCTGTACGCTTAAGAGTACGGGCACCATTAGAGATGATTCCACCACCAGGAATTGCCTTCAAGGTGTTGACATGTGAATCGTACAAGAGACCAATTTGTGTCTCTGTGAACTTCGTTGTGAGTCCATAGACATTACGAAGTTCGTATGCGTAACCAGCGGGAGCCTTTGCTACTGTGCGCTCTTGCTCAACACGGGCGAACAATCCAGCGATTGCACCACCTGGGTAGGTGTCACGAAGAGTTGCAGAACCGCTACGGGCAGGGTCTGGCATCTTCAACATTGGGTAATACACAGCACCATAAGAGGACTTGTTATAGGTGTCTGTCAAACCAGTAATTCCACCAGTGAGGGTCTGTGCTGGGTCTGGGTCAATGATGACAAAACCATTTCCACGACCTTCTGCATAGGTCAATGCGGCGTTTACCAAAGTATTACCAGTTTGGCCAACCAAGTTAATCAGCAATGAACCAGCCACTGTGTCCAATGAACTCAATGATGCTGACCAGTCAGCATCCACAATTGTTCCATCTGTTCCATCGGTATCTGAGCCACTGGTTGCATCACCCAACTTATATACAACAGTGGTAGAAATTGATGTGGTTGTATCAGTGAGGGTGTAAGCAACACCCGCAGTCAAGGCAGGGTTAACGCCAAGTGTTGAACCAAACACCAAATCAACATAGTTTGAATAGTTATTTACAATGGTTGGAGCATATTGCGGTGAATCAGGGTCAAGAGAAACCTCTGTCCAACGCTCTACTTCTGCGCCATTGAAATAAACAGAAATCGTAAATGTAAGAGGTGTTCCACCAGATACTGTTCCGTCACGAAGACCTGTAAGAAGATAAACCTTTAGACCTTTTTCAGTTGCAGATGCTCCAGCGGCAACCCAGTTAGCCCATGTTCCTCGGCTCTTTGCACGAAATTCAAACATACCGCCAGCGGCTGGGTTAACAGCACTTCCTGCGATGGTTCCTGCAACACCTGCGCTTTTTGCTTTTACAGCGTCAGCGTCAGTTACACGAGTTACATAAGCAGTGCGACCACCATTTGCAAAGAAGTGGTACACGGCGTAGCCGAGGTGTGATGAGTTGGTGAGGTCACCGTACAGTGTCTTGTACTGGTTCCATGAGTCAACTCGTGTTGGTACTTCAGGACCACGAGCAACGGTTCCAAGGAATGCCGTTGGGGTTACCTGTGGACCAACAGGAGTGGTCGTTGAAAAGGGACCTTCTGTGATGTATACGCCTGGGCGAGAGTTAGCCATTTTTGCTCCTTAGCAATAAACTGGGGATTACGGGGTACTTGTGATTGGAACGACTGATGTGACAACAGTGTCAATTTGTTGGAGACCATACATGTCGGTAGAGGGAATCTCTGCCGTCATTTGAAGTGTGTAAATCTTTCGGAAAATACGCTTACGGTAACCAGCCTCTGAGTCAAGGAGGTCCGCAGTCGTCCAATCCAAAAGGTCTAAACGCCTTACTGTGCCATCTTCGGGGACTTGTATAAATCCCTTTCTGAATGGAACAATTGTACTCAACATTTGACTGCTGAGTTGGCGGTCATGGAGAGCCGAACGGGTAAAAGTAGATACCTGATACAGAATGTCTACTGGTACAAACTCGTTACTGACAATAAAGTCTTTACCTGTTGCAGTGACATTCTCCATATTGGCAACTCGGCTGGGCCAATAGTTCATTGCATTAGGGTCATTTAATAAATCTGCACGGTTGTTAGTGCCTACTTTTGCGTAGACAATCTCTGTCTCTGAATGCTGACGGTTACGAGCGTGGACGATGTCAATCATTTCAATCGTCAGAAATGGGTATGAACGCTCGGTTTCAGACTCTGGATAGCGGAAAAACACTTGAACTGGTCGTGAACCATTGCGGTCATCACTCACAGTCATGGTGGAGAAACGAGCCTTAAGTGCGGCATCTTCGGCAAGGAGAAATCCAGGATTAGGCATTAGGCAACCTATTTGAGAGATGGCGCATTAAGGACTGATTAACATCATATTCACGGCGCTTGGCAATAGAACGCAAAGTTCCTGTTGCTACAACCTTCTTGATTGGATTACCATACTCTAAGTCAAGGGCATCAGGATGGTTGACTGCGTAGTTTAAGTGACCTTCACTGACGGTAACTTCCCCATCGTCAACTTTGTCAGCCCAGTCTGGGTGCTTTGAAAGTTGCTCTTTAAAAATTGTGGTTTCCTGTTCAATAGTATCTTGAACAGCCTTTTCTAAAGAACTTCCATACACAGAAATTGTCTCTTCAAGAAGAGAAACAAACGATGGTAATCCAGAAATAACGGTGCCAGAACCCTTGTTTATATATGGTTGTGCAGAAGTCATAACTTCCCTCACTGGGTTCTAGGCGTTGTACCTCTTGGCGCTCACCAAGATTAAACCTATTTTATCAGAGTTGAGGTAGTGTTGAAGGCCAAGGAAGATTGGAGATACCTAGAGATGCTGGACCTGGGTCAAAAGGCATTTCTTGGTTGATGTATACCTCAATACCTTCAACGACCACAATGACATCATCACGGGCACGACCACGGACACGGTAAGAAACTACAGAAAAGTAGCGACCGTCATACAGGAACATATCATTCAAATGGTTCTTGTACTCATAGGGGTTGGACACACCCGCTGTCCTAAAGTCCTCAATAGACGCAACAAAGTTGGTCAACTGAACTGGCTGACGACCTTCTGGAATAGCACGCTTTTGGTCTTCAGCCTCGGTAATCATCAGGACAGGCACGATGACACCGTTGCCATACTTTCGTCCACCTGCTCCAGGTACGCCTTCATCGTACACATCGTCATATACCGACTGGGTATTTGTGTTGGTCCCTAATGGGGTGAACTCAAACCACACCACCGATTCACCAGCCTCTCGGTGGTATTGACGATAGTGCTTACGAATGTGGGAAAGTTCTCGCCGTATATCCATTAGTAGAACGCATTAGAGGTATAACCCGATGGAGGGTCAGTTTCAATAAATACATCTGTACGCATTGGTTCGTCTGGCTCTTCCACAAGGATTTGTCCTTCTGCGTTTTCTGCCCAAATGCGCTCCATTGGACCATAGTCGCCAAGTTCTTTGGACTTGTACAGAGGAACGAGTCGGTTGGTTGTGCGAGAAACACGGCGCAGGCTGAATTGTTCAATTCGCTCAGGACCAATGTTTAGATTGTTGGCGTGCTTGCGGTACTCAACTTCCCACTGTTGAATCAGGCTTTGAAGCATGCGGAAACGCTGTGAGCCAGGAATGTGGATGGACTCAGAGGTCATAACATCAATGTCACGAGCATACTCTGTCATAAGGGCTTGAAGAGCCTCTACAAGGGCACCCAGACCCACCACATCCAAAACCGCAGGGCTTGCCTGCTCTAATGGCACATTAATAGTAGGTTTGTGGAAGTTAATTGAACGCTCTGCGTAGAACTCCAAGTCAGCAGGAAGTAACCATTCGTAGTAATAACCTTCCACCATAATCTTGGTGTTAGCGGCAGGTGTTGAGGCAAGGCGCAAAATACCATTACGAGCATCAAGTGAATACTGGGCAGTGGTCAACTCGGTAACGGTGGAGGAGACAACGGTTGCAATCCAGAGGCTGTCTGCGTCCACATTGAGTTGTCCCAATTCATAGGTACGACCAACACCATCAAAGGTGACCTGAAAGAACTTTGGGAAGTCACGAAGGTAATTTCGTGCCAGTTCAATGGTGTGTTGGAGGGGTGTAAGAGCCATACCCTATTGTACTACTGGTCGCCCGACCCAGTTCCAGGTACGGTGTCTAGGTACTCTTGGTTGAGTTGTGGCTGTTGCTCACGGTGCCTGTGGCTGGTTACACGGCGAATACGGGTGATGTCAGCCTCTGTACCTGTGGGTTTAGGTACGGGACGCTCAAACTCCTCAGCCTGCATTTTCTAAAGACTCTACTTTTTCAGACAATTCTTGTACGGCTTTTACAAGTGCGGCAATTACCGCATGGTGCTTCCACATTTGTGGTACATGTCCATTAGTAGTTTCTTCGTGTTGAATAAAGTCAGGATTTACTTCCTCTACTTCTTCAACAATAAAGCCATACTGTAATTGTTCTCTGCGAGAAAAAACTTCATATGGATTTCCCATGTCCGTATAGTTTTCTTTGAAGATAAAAGTTCTTGGACGAAGGTTTTTAACCAGTTCCAAACCATTAGTCATATCTTCTATTTGTTCTTTATGACTACGAAGAGAACTTAAAGTATTAAAAGCAACACGACCATCAACATTAATAACCAAGGCTTTTGTAGACGATGAGGTATTGCTTTGTGGTATTGAATAATAAATATTACTACCAAAAAACATATTACCGATTACAAAGAATCCATTATTTGCATTACTCCACCCAATATGGTTTCCACCGAGTGGGTCGGTGTTATATGAAGTGTCAAGATAACCACTACGGGGAGCGTATGAAGAAGAACCTGTAATGTTGATACTGTAAGTGCCTCCATTGTTGTAGACACCATTAGTAACAGTTGCGGCGTTACCTGTAATACTTCCTTGCAAGTTTCCTATAAAAGTCGTTGCCGTTACTGTTCCAGCAGTAAAGTTTCCACTAGCGTCATAGCGAGCCAGTTTGTACCAAGTGCCATTTACATTGACGGACACAGGGCTTTCAAGAGTTGACGAAGGAGTCCATGTAGTTGGCTGTACCCATAAGTCAGCATGATTACCACCAGTAGCGGTGGCTCCGACACGGTTGGCGTTAGAGCGAACAAAAATGCGCTTATCGGTAATTTCACCTACAAGAGGTGCAGAACCACTTGTGCGCCACACTGTGGCTAAAACAACATCAGTGGTATGTGAAATTACAGAGGATGAACCAGTAGTACCTGTAGAAGGGAATCGTGGGTTAGTACCCGAAGTTCCTGGAATGGCATAACAAGTAATTACGCCAGAATCTAGACGAGCAATAATTACATCAAAGAAGTTTGATGATGCATAGTTAGTAAGTGAAACTGTTGTACTTGTGTAGGAATAGTAGGAACCGCCAATGAGAACTTCACCAGAAGCCACACTGACGGTCTGCCCACTACCTGGGGTGACTGTCATTCCACTGACAACACCATTAACTTGCTTTCCTAAAATTTGAAAATCAAGTGAGTCTGGCTCTGCCTGATTCTGATTAGTAGCATCAGGCGTATTTGGAATTGTAAAGCCAGACATTTAAACCTCAGACTGTGTCGTAGATGTTTCCGTGATTTGCAAGGTGGTTGTAGAGGTCGGCAGGAATTGTGTATGTCTTGCCTTCTTCAAAGTCAAACACCTCTGTTCCCCAGTGCATGCGCCAAGTTCCCTTGACACGAGCCTTCTTTGTTGCTGGTGCGCCTGGTGCGACAACTTCCTTTGCAGGTGTTGCGTCAACAACGACTTCCTCAGCCACTTCTTCGGCTTCTACAAACTCTGGGTTGGTGGTGGTCTTTTTCGTAGCCATTGCTACTCCTTTACTTTTTAATTAACTGAAATTGTGAAAGGTGGGGTACTAGGCTTTCGCCGTTCCCCCACCTTAACACTAATTGATGGTGGCTATCAGGAGACAGCGCCACCGAGGGTGTTGATGAGTACACGGGATTCGTGTGTGATGACTCCGAAGCCCCAGATTGCGTACCATGACAAACCGTGCTCACGACCAAAGTCAATGACACCACCGTCACGGAGTTCCACTGGCAATGCAATGGCCTGTCCGAAAGCGTTATCACCAATCATGATGGCTGTGTATGAGTTTGAAAGGACTGCGTCAACCAATCCTGTTGCAGGGTTGGAGTCAACCGAGCCGAGACCAGACTTGACCTGTGTGGTTTCAATGAAGACCACATCGTACAAGCGTCCGATTTCACCGAGCATGAAGTTACCAGGAGCGGCGTACTTCGTGACTTCAATGAACTCTGGCCAGTCACGGAGTGAACGAGCCTGTGCTGGGTTTACGAAACACACATAGGTGTCACCAAGGCGTGGAATGTTCTGACCAGCCAAGATTTCAACTGCGTCCTTAATGGTTGCAGGTGAGAGGTAGCCAGGTGCACCAGAGTTACCAGCGGCGGCATACTCGTAAGGAGCAAGTGAACCACGGGTAGCGGCGGCGGTGCGACCAAAGACAACGCTTGGTGCTACAGCCGAGCCACCACCAAATGGTACGCCTGGCTTGTAGAGGGTGTTGCGTGCCTGGACATCCATGGACTGAGCCATGTGGCGACCAAGAAGGCGGGAAGCCGAAGCCATCACATCGTCAAACGAAGCGTTGAGGAGCAATTCGGTGACAGAAACTGCCTGACCTTGTTCCTTAACTGTGATTTGAATCTGGCTTGCAGACAGAGCAACTGGGTTCATACGAACGCCTTCCGTCAACTCTGCACCACTTGTCTCGTTAATTGCGAGGTTGTTGTAGCGCATGAAGTTGATGGTGAGACCAGGCATAACGCCAAGTTCTGTCTTCTTTACTGCGAACTGCTCAAAGCGAAGAACGGGCATCGCTTGGAACAGGATTTCCTTTGACCAAATGGTCTGAATGGCGGGGGAGAGGTACGAACCTGAGTCGTATCCAGCCGCCGAAGTTGCGCCAGCGGTAGTTACTGCACCGCCAGCAGGTGTTGGGTATGCCATGGGCTTATTCCTTCGGGTTTGTTGTTGTTATGGGGTTAAAAACGGCCTCGTGATGACCGTGCATTTAGGAGCCGTTCCCGCATCTGTGCATACTTTTCCATTGACATATTGCGGATGTCATCCGCACTTAACTGCTGGTATTCCGTCTGAGTTTCCATTGGCCCAACAGGGGGTGCCGTTACTGGTGCCCCCCGCAAGCGACCTTGCGATTGCTGAGTTGCTTGCTGGATTGACTCAATAATAGCAGATGAACGCTCCCGAAGTATTGAAATAGAGTTTTCAATCTCTTCAGGGCTGTTACCTGATACTAAGTCAATAAGTTCAGGAATGATTGATTCCTGTTCCTGTTGCAGACGCTGGTTGCGATAATGCACCAATTCCTGCATCTGGCGCTCTTTTTCAAGCAGTGCTTCTTGGGCTTGGCGCTGTGATTCAATCTCTGCGAGTCGTCCCTGCCATTCCTGCTCTACTGTGTTAATTCGTTGATTGAACTCATCTTCTTTCTTGAGAAGGAGTTCTTTTGCGCTCAATTCATCAAGTTCACGCTGACGAAGAATCTCTGCCTCTTTAGCGGCACGCTCTTCTGCTTCCTTGCGAGCGGCTTCACGCTCTGAGGCAATGATGTTCATTTGCTCTTCCATTGCCTTTACACGCAGGTCGGCTTCTTCAAGACGCTTGTACATCTTGTCCTTTTCCTGCTTACGGATGTTCTCTACTTCATCTTGAGAGAACAGTTTGCTGTTTGTCTTAGACATTGCGTCTTCAACAAATTGCTCTACCTGTGGAGAATCCACTGGAACGCTGATGATGTCCCCTTCGGGGGCGTTGTTCTTAGCCATGAGTTTTACCTACCTTGTTAGTTTGGCGTATATGAACTTAGTTAATAAGACTGTTTATTCTTCGTCAGGTACACGGCGCTGGGCGAACCTTGCTCCGTATGCCTTTGCTACTAATTGATTTACCATCTGCTCTTCCATGGGGCCAACGACAGGACCTGGCATTGGGCCGCCATCAGAAGAACCGTTTGCTGTTGATACATTAGCACCTCCAGCAGACGCTGTTTCAGGACCACCTGGTCCAGGCATCATTCCAGTTGCCAGCATTACTGCCATCTGAATTTGTGCGTTCAACATGTCAAGAGCGCCTTGGTCCATGGCGTCATCTTGCAACTCTTCAAAGATTTCATCCATCTTCTCGTTCGGGAACTCTTCACCAAGAAGACGGAGGGCACCACGCTTGGATTCAAGACCAAGAGCCATCTTTGCCTGAACCTCATTGAGTTTGATGAGTTGGTCCACTGGCAGTGGTTCTGGCCAGTGAATCATTGTTTTATAAGTATTTGGGTCAGCGGGGTCCAACTGGGTGAGTTGGTCACGCTCAGGCATTGCAGACTGTGATGGGTCGTAAACCAACATCTGTGGCTCAAAGACAGCCGCTGTACGAATAATGATTTCGTTAATGCGCTCAAGACCCTTGGTGAAGTGAACCTTCTTCATGTTGAAGCGGTTCATCATCGGCTGGTACTGGATAGCCAAAGCCACACCAGAGGTGTTTGATACGGGCTGGAACTGGCCGAGTGCTGTCTCAGGTACACCAGTGATTTCGTGCATGGTGCGCTTCAAGAAGGAGATGTACTCCAAAGCACCAGACATCTCACCACGAGATTCAAGGTTGAATACGCTTGCGTCTTTAGGAAGGCCAGCCCACACCTTCTTAGGTCCACGCTCTAACTGAGAAGCCTTAGCACCAGTAATGATTGTTACAGGAGCGGCGTGGTAGTTGATGATGTCAGAGACTTCCACCATCTTCTCGTTGAGTTCACGGTTCAGAGGAATGATGTCCCAGATGTCTGACTGACCCCATGGAGAAGAAGAGATTGAAGTGTTTGGAATGTGAACGACTGGAATGGTTCCAAGTGCGTTTGGATATTCGTCAATCAGTTCATCATTAATAAACTGTTGGATTACTTCTTCTGTCAGAATCTCTGTAAATGTATATACCTGACGGGTTCCTTCAGGAGAGGTGCCCCAGAAGCGGTACTTCAACTTAAAGCGCAGGAGTCGGTCACGGTCATGTGGGTGATACTCAGGAAAGCAGTGCGCTGGGTTAAGAGGAATGAGTCGGATACGACCTTCAATGGGAACACCAACAGAGTCAACATATGGTTCCTCATAGGCGACCTTAACAAAGCAGTCACCAGTGACAGATGCCAATTGACCCATCTCCCACAACACATAGTGCTTGTGGTTGTGGTTTTCCCAGACCGTTGAAAGAAGTCGTGGAATGATTGCGGAGTTTGCTTCTGGTGTACGGAACTGAACGCCCTTACCAAAACAGAAGTTTGTGATGTAGTCCGACATTGTTCGGACATAGTTCATGTAGAACTGTGATTCACCCATCTCACGGCGGTATGACCAGTGATGACCGAGGTACCAAGCCCAGGCCGCCGCATAACGATTTAATCGTGGACCATGTACTTCAAACTCTTCGTCTGCAAGTTCAACAAGTCCGAGAGGTGAAATAGCAACAGTGAGGTCGCTGGATGATGCACGATAAGACGGTGACCAAAAGTCCATTGCCATAAGTTGCTACACCTCCTTTCTGGTGGTATGTAGTTTACACATTTGTTTAGTCGTAGTTTGGCTTGCTGGCAATTTCTAGGAAAGTCATTTGACCAGCAGGAATAGTTTTTTTGCGCCGACCTTTTCCACGACTAATTACCTTTGTCTCTGTTAAGTAACCAAGTGGTAGGTGTTGTCCAACAGGATGTTCCGACTCTAGATAGTCGCTAACCTCGGTCTCAGGAATTTCAATTTTCTGTTCTTCTTTAATATTCTCTACAACATCTGGGTTTGCAATATTGCTTTCCGTGACCTCACGGTCAATATTCCACAGACCCCACTGTGCACCTTCCATTGCGGCTTTACGAGCCAATTGTGCACCAGCGGCATTATCGGTAAAGTTCTGTGAAATATCTAGGAACCCTGCATCACCAACACTCTTGTCATCTGAACTGCGCCATGTACCAAGAAACATACCTGGTGATGAAAGTAATTCTTTTTTCTCAGGCATCTCACCGTATTCAGTAACAGCCTTTGGTGTTAAATTACTGATAGGTACAGCCTGCTCATGACCAGGAATTGAAACCATCGTTCCTGTCTTGGGTTCTTCACCTGTTTTCAAGTCAACAGTGTAACCACCTTTTTTGGTGCGCTCCACAACTTCTAATGGGTTAACAGGAAAGGACCAGCCATGACCCATATTGAAGTTGTCTTTACGACCCATTACTTGGTGCTCTTTGCTTGAGCCTTCTTCGCTGGTGCCTTCTTAGCAGGAGCCTTCTTTGCTTCCTGCTTTGCAACTTCTTCTTTTACTTCAGCGACAACCTTAGGTGCCTCTGCAACAACCTTTGCGAGGAAGGATGCAACCTTCTTGTCGCCTACCTTGGTGCTGGCGTATGCCAAAACTGAAGTAGATACTGTGATGATAACCGCCTGGGCCTCTGCATCAATATTCCATTTGACGAGTGCCCATGCAACAGCACCGAGAACTACACCCTTGATGGACTGGTCAGCAATTTGAGAGTTTTTAATAGCCATTTGCCAATTATACGCTAAATTAACGGCGCAGGTAGTTGATTTTCTTAACCATGCCCATGGGAATCATGATGCCGTTGCCAGCATGGGTGTCATTAATCAATGAGACAATCTTGACGCACTCGGAATCCTTGTGAACCAAGTATCCAACAGACAGGGAAGGGGCGGGCTTAGACCGCTCAATTTCTTCATGACCAAACCACCCAGACTCAATGTCTGATGCGTCTAACCACAGAACTTCAACAAGTGGGGGCTTGGTCGGATTCTTCTTAGAAAAGACTGAATCTACAAACTTCTTGAAATCTGGGAGGTCGGACATGGACCCATTTTACCCTAGTATCTTGCCCCTGTAATACATGGTGCCATCGTGGATGGGAAGCATTTCGGGGTGGAATGGACCATCCCCTTCCTTGTAGCGGATAATGCCCAGACCCTGTTGCCAGTCCTCAATACAGGTAATCGGGCGACCATCTAGGTCGGTACCACCCTTGGTGGACGGAACCATGCCGTCTACACGGGCAAGACACCCAAAAGAGATA